TGCGATGTGCAAGGCCCCGCCGCTGCCCGGTGCTGTGGCCGTGTCGCTCGACATCCGGCTGCCGGTGCCGGCGAGCTGGAGCAAGACGCGCCGCGCCGATGCGCTGGCTGGGCGCGTGTTCGCCACCGGCCGGCAGTCAGGCGATGCCGACAACTACGCCAAGGCCGTGCTCGATGGCTGCAACGGCGTGGTGTTCCTGGACGACGCCCAAGTGGTGCGGCTGACGGCTCAGAAGCGGTACGCCGGGACGCCGGGTGTCGAGGTGCGCGTGACGGCACTGGAGGGGGTGGATCGATGAGCGCAATGGTCATCACAGAGGAACAGGTGTTCGAGGCGCTGCTGCAACTGGCGCCGGCCAGCTCTGCGAATGTGGCGGAGATGCTCGGGTGCAGTGACAGGACCGTGAGGTCGCGGATCCTGTCACTCAAGCAGAAGGGCGAGGTCCGTTTCCACGATCGCCGGTACGTCGTGGCGCGCACTGGCCCGACATATGCAAGCCTGCTTGATGAGCGGGACCGATTACTCAAGGAAGTGGCGCGGCTACAGATCGCGCTCGGGGGAAGGCGATGAAACGACGCAATTTCCTAGCCGGCCTGGCGCTGGCCCCATTCGCCGCCCATGCCGCGCCAACTGAGGCAGAGCGATTCGCCGCGGCTCATGCAGACCTGTTCAAGCGGTTCGTGTACTACGATGCGCGACCGATGCAGCGCCGGCCAGATCTGGAGTCGATGCGCGTGCTGCGGCCAAAGCCGGCGACGGCTGCATGGGATGGGCTGGAAGGGAGGATCTGGTAATGGCGAGGCCATCGAAGCTGACTCCCGCGCAGTGGGCTGAGGTCGAGCGAAGGGCGGCAGAGGGGGAAAGCCGCCGCGCGCTGGCGAAAGAGTTTGGCGTAGACGAGTCGGCAATCCGCGCGCGGGTTTCTACGCAAACTCCGCGGATAAAGGCCGTGGCTACGCAGCTCGCCGCGGCGCAGACGGCGCTTGCCGCCTTGCCGGTTTCGCAGCAATACACCGCCATGTCGCTGGCCGAGAAGCTGCGCAACATCAGCAGCAGCCTCGCAAGCGCAGCAGAGCTTGGGGCAGCCACTGCGCACCGCCTGCACGCCCTGGCGAACAGCGAAGTCGCGAAGGTGGACGACGCCGAGCCGATGGCGAGCCTTGAGAGCCTGCGCAATGTCGGCGTGCTGACCAAGCTGGCGAACGACTCCAGTCACATCGCGCTCAACCTTTTGGCGGCGAACAAGGATCGCGTCAAGGCCGCCGACGAGGAAGAGGCGGCGAAGGCTCGGGTGGTGACGGGCATTACACTGGTGCCGATGAGGGCTCGCGATGCCTGAACTACAGATCGAGCTACCGCTGAAGCTGCTCCCGGTGTTCGAAGGGCCCGCCGACGTGCGAGGGGCCTACGGCGGGCGGGGCAGCGCCAAGACCCGCAGCTTCGCCACGATGGCCGCTGTGGTGGGCCTGCGCTACGGACAGTCCGGCGTGCGGGGGCTGATCGTCTGCGGCCGGCAGTTCATGAACTCACTGGCAGATTCGTCACTGGAAGAGTGCAAGCGGGCGATTCAGGACGACCCGGTGCTGTCGGACTACTACGAACTCGGGGATACCTACATCCGCAGCAAGGACGGGCGGATCGACTTCGTGTTCTGCGGCCTGGACCGGAACATCGAGTCCATCAAGTCCAAGGGGCGGATCTTGCTGCTGTGGGCGGACGAGGCCGAGCCAGTGAGCGACGCGGCGTGGGACATCGTGGTGCCGACGCTGCGAGAGGAGGGCGAGGACTGGAACGCTGAACTCTGGATCACCTGGAATCCGAAGCGCAAGGCGGCAGCGGTCGAAACGCGCTGGCGCCGCAGCACTGACCCGCGAGTGAAGGTGGTTGAACTGAACTGGAGGGACAACCCGAGGTTCCCGGCAGTCCTTGAGCGGCAGCGACTCGACGCCAAGGCGAACAGGCCAGACACGTACCGGCACGTGTGGGAGGGGGATTTCGTCAGCGTGGTGGCGGGCGCCTACTACGCCGCCTCGATCACCAAGGCGCGCGAAGAGGGGCGCATCGGCCGGGTCGGCGCTGATCCGCTCATGACCATCCGCCTGTTCTGCGACATCGGCGGGACTGGCGCCAAAGCCGACAACTTTGCGATCTGGGCGGCGCAGTTCATCGGCCACGAGATCCGCGTCATCGACCACTACGAGGCGCAGGGCCAGCCGCTGGCGGCGCATCTGGCATGGGCGCGGGAGCGCGGCTACACGACCGACAAGGCGCAATGGATCCTCCCGCACGACGGCGACACGAACGACAAGGTTCACGATGTGTCCTATGCCTCTGCGCTGAGGTCTGCCGGCTACACGGTCGACGTGATCCCGAACCAGGGCAAGGGCGCGGCGAAGGCTCGGATCGAAGAGGGGCGCAGGCTGTTCCCGAGCGTCTGGTTCAACGAGTCGACCACCGAGGCGGGCCTTGAGGCACTGGGCTGGTACCACGAGAAGAAGGACGAAAAGCGTGACATCGGGCTTGGGCCGGATCACGACTGGAGCAGCCACAGCGCCGACGCTTTCGGGCTGATGTGCGTGGCCTATGAGCCCCCCTCGACGACTTGGGGTAAGCCGCTCCCCTACAAGTCGCTGGGGTACGCATGAGCTGGGAAGACAAGGGGCTGTATTGGGCATGGCGCGGCAGGGTGTTCCCCACGGGCGTGGGGATGAACCGTCTTCGCCATTTCCGCTGTTTCCGCCACTCGTCGCGCGCGCGCGCATGGTGCGGCGATGTCTCGCAGCAAATCCCCACCGATCACCGATGACGCGCTGATCGCGATCACCGACCAGCACATCCGCGCCGCCATGGGCTACATGGGCGGCAAGCTGTCGGAGGCTCGACGGCGCAACGTCTCGTTCTACCTCGCCAAGGCAGAGGGGGAGTTGGCCCCGCCGCAGATCGAGGGCCGCTCGCAGGTGGTGAGCACGGACGTGGCCGACACGGTCGAGTGGATGCTCCCGGGCCTACTCAAGATCTTCACGGCCGGAGATCAGGTGGTGGAGTTCCTCCCGCGCCGGCAGGAGGATGAGGAGGCGGCGCAGCAGGCGACCGACTACGCGAACTACGTGTTTTACCGGCAGAACCCGGGGTTTCAGCTCATCTACACGTGGTTCAAGGACGCCCTGATCGAGAAGGTGGGCGTCTTGAAGGTCGTCTGGGATGCCGACGACGAGGACGTGCGCGAGTCCTACCGCGACCTGACCGCTGAACAGGTGGCGATCCTTGCTAAAGACAAGAGCGTTGAGATCATCGAGCATACGGAGCGCATCGACGAGCAAGCGGCTGCAGCGATGGCCCAGGCACACGCGCAGCAGCAGATGCAGCCGCCCATGCCAGGGCAGCCGCCGCAGGCCGCCATGCCTCCGCCTGAGCCGCCCATGCTGCACGACGTGACGGTGACGCGCTCGCAGCCAAAGAACCGGGTCCGCATCGACGCCGTGCCGCCCGAAGAATTCTTGATCTCGCGCGAAGCCAAGACGGTTCACGATGCGGCGTTCGTCGGGCACCGGGTAGAGCGGTCCATCTCGGACCTGCGCGCAGCCGGCTACCAGAACGTGGACGACATCGGCAGCGACGGTGACGCCGCGGGCGCGCTCAATGCCGAGCGGATCGAGCGCCGCAGCTTCGACGACGAGCAGGCGTACAGCTTCGGGGCCGGCGACACGTCAGCCGACGACAGCCAGCGCCGCGTCTGGGTCACCGAGTGCTACATCAGGTGCGACCGCAACGGGGACGGGATCGCCGAGCTGATAAAGGTCGTCCGGGCCGGCGGCGTGATCCTCGAAGAGTGCGAGTGCGACGCGGTGCCGTTCGTCACGATCACCCCGATCCCGCTGCCGCACCGCTTCTTCGGCCTGTGCCCCGCCGATCAGGCGATCGAGCCCCAGAAGCTCAAGACGAGCCTGCTGCGTGCCAGCCTCGACGGCCTGTACACCTCGATCAACGGGCGCACGTTCGCTGTTGACAACCAGGTGAACCTGGATGACCTGATGACCAGCCGACCGGGCGGCATCGTGCGCGTGAAGGGTCCGGGCATGGTTGGGCCGCTGATGGAGGGCAAGCCCGACCTCGGCGCCGCCCAAGCGATGCTCGAATACGCCGAGGTCATGAAGGAGAATCGCACCGGCTTCACGCGGTATAGCCAAGGAACCAGCGCCGACAGCCTGAACGACACGGCCACGGGGATGAACATCATCACAAACCGGGCCGACAGCCGCGTGGAGCTGATTGCGCGCGTGTTCGCTGAGACAGGATTCCAAGACCTGTTCAAGGCCATCCTGCGCCTCGTCAGCCAGCACCAGGACCAGGCCGCAGTCGCTCATGTGCACGGCAAGTGGGTGAACTTCGACCCGCGCGAGTGGCGCAACCAGTTCGACTTTTCGGTCAATGTCGGCCTCGGCACCGGCAACAAGGACCAGCAGGTTCAGCACCTGATGGCGCTTCTGCAGACCCAGATGCAGATGCTGCCGCTCGGGCTGGTGCAGCCTGCGAACCTCTACAAGCTCGCCGGCAAGCTGTCCGAGGCGCTCGGGTTCAAGCAGCCTGAGGCGTTTTTCTCGGACCCGGCCAGCCAGCCGCCGAAGCCGCCAGCACCGCCGCCCCCCGAGGTGCTCAAGGCCCAAGCCGACATGCAGCGCGCGCAGGTCGAGATGCAGATGAAGCAGGCCCAGATGCAGGCCGACCAGCAGGAAGCCATTGCGCGCCTGCAGATGGACCGCGAGCGCATGTTGGGCGAGATGCAGTTGAAGCGCGAGAGCTTAGAGGCCGAGATCGCCCTGAAGCGCGAAATGGCCGTAATCCAGATGGGGGCCGATCAGGAGTTGGCCGCATACCGCGCACTGTATGCGCAGTCAGAGCAGATGGTCGAAGGCGACGAGCCAAGCGGCCCGCAGGGAGTTACAGCATGAAGACGATCTAGCTTCCGCTGTTTCCGATCGGCAGCCGTGGCGGTGCTAGCCTCCCTCGAATGACCGACGAACACCGACTGATTCGCGAAATCGACAGGGGCCAACAGGCCCGGATCGTCATCGATTCGCCGATCTACCGCGAGGCCATTGACGGCCTGCGCGAACAACTCATGGCCGAGTGGCGCGACACCACCGGCCGAGACACGCAAGGACGGGAACAACTATGGCTCGCGCAAAACCTGCTGCAACGGATCGAGGCGCACTTGGCGCAGGTGATGACAACCGGGCAGATGGCCTCGCTGCAACTGGAGCAGAAGCGCTCGGTGGCGAGCCGGGCGGTGGACTGGATGCAGGGGCGGTGGGAGTGACGCACGACAGCATCCGGGCTCGCTTGCTGGCCCTGGAGGCGGCTGACCCGCATCTGCGCGTCTACCGCGTCAGCTACCCCGGCGCCGTGGCGCAGTCCATGCCGCTTGCCAGTTCGCACCCGCTTGTCACCGACGGCGCGGCGAGCTACGTGACGCACGACGGACAGGAGTTCGACCTGTGAGCGATCAAGCCGCAGCACCAGCAGCAGAGTCCGGACCGGCGCCACTGCCGGCCGCGACCGAGCCCAGCTTTGACAATGCCCTGGCATCCCGGCTTGCCGAGATGACGGGCGACCGCGACCGCGAAGAAGACGCCCCCGCCGACCGCACGCCACAGGACCGCGACACCGCGCACCCTGACAGTGCCAAGCCGGCCGACGACGCCCCAGCGGACGCGAAGGCCGACGACGAGCCGGCGTACACGCTGAAGCTCAAGGTTGACGGCAAGGAAGAGGAGCGCACCTACAAGCGCTCAGAGCTGACCGGGCAACTACAGAAAGCAGAAGCGGCACAGAAGCGGTTCGAGGAAGCATCCGCCTTGCGCAAGGCGGCCGAGTCCGAGGGCCGCGCAGCCGCTCAGGAGCGCGCCCAGCTTGCCCAGGCGCTGCAGCACTACACGCAGCAGCTGCAAGCCAGCGCTCCGCCAGAGCCGGACCCGTCGTTGCTCAACAGCGACCCGGTCGAGTATCTGCGCCAACAGCACCAGTACCAGCAGCACTACACGCAGGCTCAACAGGCCCGGGTGGCACAGGCCCACCTTCAAGCCCAAGAGCGCGCGAGTCAGGAGCAGTGGTACCGGGCGCATCTGGAAGCGGAAACGGCCGCGCTGGTGAAGGCGATCCCCGAATGGGCGGACGCCGAGAAGGCCAAGACGGGCAAGGAGGGCGTCAAGAGGGCGCTCGCCAGCTTCGGGTTCCGTGACGAGGAAATCGGGTCGATCGCCGATTCCCGCGTCGTGGCCCTGGCCCACAAGGCGGCGCAGCTCGACAGCGTGACGGCCGAACTCACCGCGCTGAAGGCTGCGACCGCGAGAGCACAGACCGACCTCAACAGCCGGCTCCGCGGCCTGCCACCAGTGCGCACCGAGCGCCCCGGCAGCGCAGAGACCGGCTCCACCGATGGCCGGACGCGCGCGATGCAGTCGCTACGCCGCACCGGCTCCATCAACGACGCCGCCGCAGCACTACGCGGCCGCCTGTGACCAATTTGTAAGGAGCCATCATGGCAGCCCCAACCAATACCCTCCAGACCTACCAAGCCAAGGGCATCCGCGAGGATCTGGAAGACGTGATCTACCGCATCGCCCCGACCGAGACGCCGTTTCTGTCGGCCATCGCCAAGAGCAAGGCGACGAGCACGTTCCACGAGTGGCAGACCCAAGACCTTGCCACCGCTGCGAACAATGCCCAGATCGAAGGCGACGACGCCACGGCAGCCGCTGTGACGCCGACCGCGCGCATCGGCAACTACACGCAGATCAGCTCCAAGACCGTGATCGTCTCGGGCACCTCGCAGGCGGTCAACACCGCGGGCCGTGACGACGAGCTGGCCTACCAAGTCAGCCTCAAGGGCCTGGAGCTGAAGCGCGACATGGAAGTGGCGCTGACGCAGAACACGGTGTACGCCGTGGGCGCCGCCGGCACCGCCCGCCAACTGCGCGGCCTGGAGGGCTGGATCGCCACGAACAACGACATGGGCGCGGGCGGCGCGGCCCCGAACATCGGCACCAACACCGCCGCCACGGACGGCACTGCCCGCGCTTTCACCGAAACGCAGCTCAAGAACGTGCTGCAGCTCGCATGGGCGCAGGGCGGCAAGATCGACATGCTGATGATGGGCGGCACGCAGAAGCAATCCTTCTCGACCTTCACTGGCGGCAACACCCGCTACGACGTGTCGGAAGACAAGAAGGTGACCGCCTCGGTCGATGTCTACATCAGCGACTTCGGCATGATCACCGCAAAGCCGAACCGCTTCCAGCGCAGCCGCACGGTGTTCGCACTGCAGACCGATATGTGGGGCTGTGCCACGCTGCGCCCGATGCAGACCACGCCCCTCGCCAAGACCGGCGACGCCGACAAGCGTCAACTGCTGGTCGAGTACACGCTGGTTTCGCGGCAAGAGAAGGGCTCCGCCGCCGTGCGTGACGTCCTGTGACCCTGATCTGATCTGACCACCCGCGGGCTTCGGCCCGCTCACCTGAGGATCAGCATGGACTCACTGACCATCGTCAATACCGGCGTCACGATGACGACCAGCGGCACTTCGGCCGCCGCTGCACTGCCGACCGTTTCGGGCTCCGTCCCGAAATACTGCCGATTCGCCGCCACGGCCGCGTGTTACGTGCGCATCGGCGTGGCGGGCGTCACTGCTGTGCCCGGCGATGCCCTGGTGCAGCCGGCGGACGCCATCGTGCTGCGCACGCACTCGCTCACTCACTTCGCAAGCATCCAGATCGGCGGCTCAGGCCAACTGCAGGTCAGCCCGGTGGAGGACATATGAGCAACAGCCCGACCACGCGAATCAGCTTCGTCGATGGCCTCATGGTGGTCAAGCGGTCGCAGGACTGCACCGTCATTGCCGACCACTGCAAGGCCCTGCACAACGAGACCGAACAGCGCGGGGATGTGCGCCTCGCCGCCCGGCTGCCTGAAGTGGTGGTCGAGCGGTACTGCAACGACAACGGGATCACGTTCGGCGAGTTTGTGGGCAACCCCGAGCACATCCGCCGTGCCTGCAACGATCCGGCGCTGGCGGCGTTCCGGGTCTGGCCGGGGCGCATCTGATGCAGTGGGGCGCGCTCAAAACCGCCGTGTCCGCATGGGCCAACCGCAACGACTTGACGGCCCAAATGGGCACGTTCCTGCTGCTTGCTGAAGAGCGGATCTACAGCGGCGACCCCGTCAACAACATCGAGCCCCTGCGCTGCGCCGAGATGATCGTCACGGCCAGCCTGACGCCCGCATCTGGCGTGCTCACCATGCCGGCCGGCTACCTGGAGTTGCTGCGCCTGCGTGACGCTGCGTCCCGCGTGGTCATGACCTCGGTCAGCGAAGACAAGATCGGCGACATCGAGGGCTTTGGCGCCGGCCTGCCGTTTAGGTTCGCGGTGCGTGGCGGGAAGATCATCACGGCACCGGGCACGACCAGCTCCAGCGCACTGGAGGCGGTCTATTACGGCAAGCTCTCCACGCCAAGCGCAGACTCCGACGAGAACGCCATCATGGCGCGCTATCCGTCGATCTACCTGCACGCGCTGCTGATCGAGGCGGCAGGCTACCTGGCTGACGACGAGATGCAGGCCCGCGCGCTACGTGCCTACGTGTCCGCGATGGCCGGCGCCCAGGCGGCTGACAAGCGCGCAGAGGCCGGCGGCTTGTCTGCGCTGGCGATCCGCTCCGACACGTGGGTGCAGGTGTGATTCCGCTCGCCAAGGCCATCCCCATCACCGGCCTCGCGCCGGATGACGAGCCGACGAAGCCGGGCATCCTGACCGACTGCGTGAACGTGGTGCCGACAACCAACGGGGTCAAGGTGGCGAGCGGATGGTTCAAAACGACGCCAGCGCTCGCTGCATCCATCACTGGCATGCTGCGCTCACAGACGACGGATGGTGCTCCCGTGTTCATCTTGGCGAGCGCCGCCAAGCTGCAGGTCTATCTTGATTACCTTACGCCTACCGCGCACACAGACACTGTAGTGGCGCCGGCTGCCTTGCCATGGTCGATGGCCATGTTCGGCAATGCCGCGCTCGTCAGCGGTTATTTCAACCGCATCCAGCAGGCAAGCGCAGCGGGTGGATGGGTTTTTGCCGAAGTGGCGGATGCACCCAAGGCCAAGGTCATCGTCAGCGCGTCCAATTTCGTGCTGGCGTTCGGCACCAATGAGGCGACCTATGGCGAGCAGGGCGACCGGTGGTGGTGCTCCGCGATCAACGACCACAGCTCATGGACGCCGAGCCTGAGCACGCAGGCCACCACCGGCCGCATCGTTCAGGACGGCGGCGGGTTCACGGCCGCGCTGCCGCTTGGGCAAAACGTCATCGCGTACAAAGACCGCGCCATGTTCGTCGGCTCGTACATCGGCAGCCCGGTCGTGTGGCAGTGGGATCATGTGCCCGGCTACGCGGGGGCGGCTGGCCCGGGCTGCGTGTGCGACATCGGTGGCGCGCATTTCGTTGTCGGTCCGGATGGATTCTGGATCTTCGACGGCACGCGCCCGCAGCCGGTCGGCGTGGATGTGATTGCGCAGTCGTTTTTCGGCGGCATGACATACCTTGGCGGCATCAAGGATTGCCTCTGCTACTACAACAAGCGCACGACCAGCGTGCATGTCTGGTTCAGCCGCTCCACTGGCGCCGGGCGGGACTCCTGCCTCGTCTACAACGTGACGACGGGGACATGGGGCTACCGTCGCCACGCTCGGCAGATCACGGCCGTGGGCGAGTACGGACCGATTGCCTCTGGCGGCGTGACGACAATGTGCGTCGCCGCAAATGACGGGTCATCTGTCGGCTACCAGTGGATCGACGATGACGGAACGGCCCCTACGCCGCTCCCGTCCCTGACAACTGGCGTGCTCGGCGACGACTCGACCAGCACCCGCGTGCTCGATCTGCGCCTGATATGCGCCAGCAGTGCAGCAACTGGTGCGACGGTGCAGGGCTACACCGGGCGCACGTCTGGTGCGGTCAAGACTGCAGCCGGCACCGGGACGGAGATGGACGGCAAGGTCCCGATCCGGCAGCACGATCGGTGGCACAAGTTCACGGTCAGCCTGCCATACGTCTACGGCAGCGCGACGCCTGAAATCCGCGCCATCACGGTCAACGGCGTGACGGGGGGGTCGCGATGAAACTGAACGAAACGCCAGCCCTGCCGATGGCCCCCGAGTCCGCCTATGACCGGGCATTGCAGCGCACGCTGACGGACATCCTCCGGCCGCTGCTGCGCAAGATCAACGCGCTGGACACCTCGGGCGGCGGCTACGTGGCGCCCGCGCTGCTGAACGGGTGGGCCAACTTCGGCGGCGGCTACAACCCTGCCGGCTACCTGCTTGATGGGCTTGGGCTTGTGCATCTGCGCGGCCTCATCAAATCCGGAGCGATGCAGCAAACCGCCTTCACGCTGCCTGCGGGCGTCCGCCCAGCCAACAGCGAGTTCATTGCCACTGTTTCGGCCAATGCATTCGGGAGCGTCGTCATCCTCTCTGATGGCAGCGTCAAGCCGTGGGATGGCGTCAACACATGGTTCAGCCTGGACGGAATCACGTTCAAGGCTGCGCAGTAAAGGACCAACATGGCCGACACGATCACCACCACCAGCAGTCAGGCTCCGGAGTGGCTGCAGCCGTACCTGAAAACGTACATGGACCGCGCGTTCAGCGTCGCGGACCAGCCGTTCCAGCAGTACCAGGGCCAGCGCGTCGCCGACCTCAACGGCACGCAGCAGACGGCGATGGATGCCATCACCAACCGGGCCATGAGCGGCAACCCGGCGATGAACGCCGCCCAGGG